GATTGGCTATCTACAACGCACTGGCAGACCATGAAGGGCCGACGACGGGCATCATTGAAAGCGTTGCCGCATCCGCCGCGTCACTGGCTGTCATCGGTGCAGATCGTGTATTGATGCAAGCCAACGCTGTCTACCACATTCACGAGGGCATCGCTGGTGCTGTGGGGCACAAGGCGGATTTACTGGAGGTTGTCGATTGGCTGGAAATGTTCAACGCCGCTGCGGTTGCCACCTACGCTCAAAGGACTGGCAAACCAGCCGGTGAGATCGAGGCCGCATTGCGTGGCCCCCGTGGCGACGGCACAAAATACACTGCTGCAGAGGCATTGGAGTTTGGTTTTGTCGATGAAATCATCGGCCAACGCAGCAAAGCAAAAGCAGACGTGACGCCGCACGTGACCAGCCGCACGGATCTGGCTGCCCGCGTGCGTTTGCAACGTCTTCGCAGTTGCTATTGACAGCCAGGCGCAATTTGCTAACCTGAATACATCAGATCGCGCCCGACAGTGGTTGCTGATCTGGCAAGATTGAGCGTGGAACAATCACAGGCGTCAATCACCGCGTTTTCCGTTTTCCCATCGGAGAGCCAGTGGTTGACGCCTTTGCGTTAGCCGTGGCCAAAGGAGCAAACATGGCTAACCTCAATGAATTGCGGGCACAGAAGTCCGCAAAGCTGGATCAAGCCCAGCAAATCCTGGCAACCGCAAGTGACGACACCCCGATCACCGCCGAGCAGCAGCAGCAGGCAGAGGTTTTCATCGCCGATGCTGAGGCACTGCAGGCACAAATCGACGCGATCAACGAACGGCAACAAAAGGCTGGTGAGATGGCGGCTCGGCTGGCTGCTTTGCGCAATCAGCCGGACAATCGCACGATCCGCCAGATCGTCAACGCCGGTGGCATCGCCGCAGGTTTGCACGCATCCGGTGAATCGCAATTTCGGATCCCTCGCAATGTCCGCCGCGTGCCGCTCAAAAACTTCGCTGCAGACGACGAAGTGCCGGCCGAAGTCCGCGCCTACCGTTTTGGCATGTGGGCCTTGGCTCAGATATCGGCGACCGGATCCATTCCGTACCGCAATCTGGCCGCCGAAACATTCTGCCGTGACGCCGGCCTGTGGAACATTTCCCATGGCGAAGGCGGCGCAGACACGACCGGCGCCGGCTATCTGGTTCCAGACGAATTCAGCCGCGACCTCATTCTGTTGCGTGAGCGGTATGGCGTTGCCCGTCAGGTCTTCAGTCCTGAACCAATGGCAAGCGACACAAAAACCATTCCGCGGCAGCAGTCTGGTTTGACGGCGTATTTCGTCAGCGAAAACGCTGCCGGCACTGAGTCAAACATGACGTTTGACCAGATCACGCTGGTTGCCAAAAAGCTGATGGTTCTGGCTCGCATGAGCAACGAACTCAACGCTGACAACGTGCTCGGGCTGGCTGATCGTTTGATCGGTGAAATTGCCTACGCATTTGCCAACAAGGAAGATGAGTGTGCGTTCAATGGTGATGGCACCAGCACCTACGGCGGCATCACTGGCGTTCGCACTCGCCTTGATGAGTTGACCGCAGGCACCGCTCCGGGGTTGATCCTCGGCAGCGGAAACGCATGGTCTGAATTGACACTGGCTGATTTCAACAAGGTTATTGGCGGGCTGCCAGCCTACGCTGACGTCCCCGGCGCCGCGTGGATTTGCCACAAGACGTTTGAGCACAGCGTCATGCAAAAGTTGGCCTACGCTGCCGGCGGTGTCTTGCCATCAGAAATCATTGGTGGCATCCGCCGCAGTGTTTTCCTTGGCTACCCCGTCATCACGTCGCAGGTGTTTCCGTCAACCGAAGCAAACAGCCAGATCCCGGTTGTGTTCGGTGCGTTCAATCTGGGTGCAAAATTCGGCGCCCGTGGTGGCGAGTCCATCGCCTTCAGCACCGAAGCCACAGTTGGCGGCCAGTCAATGTGGGAACGCGACCAAATCGGCGTGCGTGGCACCGAGCGATTTGACATCGTTGTTCACGACTACGGCACCAACAGCGTCGCCGGCCCGATTGTCGGCCTTGAAACTGCCGGCAGCTGATTTGGTGACATGACCGCGGCCGATTCGTTGTGAGTCGGCCCGCTTTTTGGCAAACCCTCCTCCGGAGACTTACATATGTTGGAGCAACGAGCAGTAAACGACAGCCTGCTGATTTCGCCGCGATCCATGACGAATTCAGCAACGACCACAGCAAACCTCGACACAAAGGGCGCAAACTACGCCACGATCCGCGTTGCGTTTGCATCCGAAATCAACACCAACGCCGTTGGGCCTACGCTGGTGCTCAGCGAATCGGATGACACGGTTGTCACCAATTTTTCAACACTGTCCACACGCAGTGCAGAGGATTTGACAGCCGCCCGCGAGTTGCATTATGGGGTGGACTTGCGTGGCCGCAAGCGTTATCTGCGGTTGGCAGTCACCACCGCAACTACAACCAACGACAATGTCACATTGGCGGCAATTGCAACTCTGAGCGACCTCGAAAACGCTCCGAGTGGCACGACCGACGTTGCAGACGCTGTTGTGTTTATCTAGTCAAGCAGGGGCTGTCGCTGGCAAACGGCAGCCCCGCTTTTTGGAGGCAGCATGAAACTCAATTTGGGATGCGGGCAGCATCCATTGCAAGGCTGGAACAACTGGGACATCAAGCACGGCAAGCCCTGCTTTCCGCTCGATGTGCCAGATGGATCAATCGACGAAATACGAGCCAGCCATGTGCTAGAGCATTTGACATTTGCTGACGGCGCAAAGGCGTTGGCGGACTGGGTGCGAGCCCTGAAGCCGGGTGGCACACTGTGGATTGCAGTGCCAGACGTGGATAAGTGTCTGGCAGCCGATGATGGCAAGCGTTTGTTTTACCTGATGGGCGGCCAAACCGATGAGCACGACATCCACAAAGCAGCCTATGACGCTGAGCGGCTGGATGCAATGCTGGAGGCTGCCGGCATGATTGCAATTGAGGAATGGTGTTCAACTGACAATGACTGCAGCAGCCATTTCGTCAGTTTAAATCGTAGGGCAACAAAGCCAGCCGCTGCCGTGCCGGCAAAGCCTCGGCAAATCAGCGTCAAGGTGGGCGCCTACATTACCCATCCACGATACGAAGCAGTCGCTGCCCGCAACATTATTGAGGGGGCACTGAAGCCGCTTAAAATCGACCTGCACTGCTCGCAAGGAGTGTTTTGGGGCCAGTGTATGCAGCGAATGTTTGAGCATGCCGTGGAAAAAAACATTGATTGGATTCTGTCGATTGACTCCGACAGCCTGTTTACCACCAAACAACTGCAGCACCTCTGTGACGTGTTTGCCCAAACACCAGATGCTGACGCCATGGCTGCATTGCAATGCCGACGTGGCGGCAAATACCCACTGATGACTGTTGGGGCAAACAAAGAGCAGACGGTGCAGGTTGGTGGGTTGCCGATTAAAGTCACAACCGCCCATTTTGGGCTGACCTTGCTGCGCGTCAAGGCGTTTGCGGATTTGCCGAAGCCGTGGTTTCATTCTGAGCCCGGCGCCGGCGGTGTTTGGAATGATGACCGCCTCGACGACGACATCTACTTTTGGCACGTTTGGCGTAAGGCCGGCAAAAGCATTTACGTGGCGCCAACATGCAGGATTGGACACCTTGAAGAAATGGTGGCGGTGTTTGATGACAACCTGCAACCGCAGCATGTCTATGTGCACGACTGGCGAAAGGAAAATGGTTTATGATTGTCATGCTTCGCGAGTACAGATCGCACGCAAAAAACACGGTGACAAGCCTCGGTAAAGGGCTGGATGAAATTCTCGTTGCAAGGGGATACGCAAAATGGTTTACGGTCTCACAGGATTCCGCCCCAAAGCCCAGCCCAGACCCAGCCCCACGTTCACAGTTACATCAGGCCCCGCTGCAGAGCCGATTACGCTCGACGAACTCAAAACGCGCCTGAGAATTGGTGGCTGTGATTTCGACAATGAACTGTCGGATTTACTCAAGGCCGGCCGCGAACAAGTGGAGGCAGACACATGCCGCAAGCTGATCACGCAAACCGTCCGAATGGATATCGAAGATTTCGCCAGCCTGACAGGACCGATTGAGATTCGATTGGCTCCGATTCAGTCAATCACCCATGTTAAATACTACGATCAGGACGACGTTTTGCAGACCTACGACGCAGCAAAATACTACACCAATCTCACCAGCACGCCGCCGGAGTTGGTGTTGAAGCAATCACAGCAGTGGCCAAACACTGAGGAATATCGGCCGAACAAGGTGCAAATCACTATGGTGGCCGGATACGGCGCCGCAACGGCTGTGCCGCGCGTGGCGAAGCTTGCCATTGTTGAATGGTGCCGTGTCAATTGGGAAGGCTGTTCGCATGATTTGATAGCATACCAACGACTGATTTCTTCGCTGCAGTGGACCGCATATCACAAGGTGTGGACATGAAAGCCGCGTGTCGCCCGCGACCAGACAAGAAAATCACAGTGCAGCGATTGGCTGGCACCGCGGATTTAGCTGGCCACATTAACGGCAACACCGACGCAAACTGGACCACATACGCGACAGCATGGGCGACCGCACAAACCAGAGGTGGGCGCGAATTTTGGAAAGTGCAACAAGTGGAATCAACCGTGGACACTGTTTTTCGTTGTCCATGGACCAGAACGCTTGAACAGGCAACGCCTGCGATGCGCATAAATTACGACGGCACGATTTACGAGATTCTCAGTGTCGTTAATGTGGATCTGGCTGATGACATTGTAGAGTTCCAGTGCAGGAGGCGGACAACATGAAGGCAATGCCGACAGTGTCCGGGCTTGCACAAATCATCGCCAGCCTGCGAATGATGGCAGGCAATGTGCCGTACAAGGCAATGCAGCCGGCAATCAACAAGGCAGCGCAATACGCAGCAAAGCAAGTGAAAGCATCGGTGCCCGGCCGATACAAAAGCGTACGTAGGGCAATCGGCTGGCGTGCAAAGAAAAAGAAATTCAACAAAGGCGAGCCCGGAGCAAAGGTTGGCGCAGGCGTTGGCCGCAGCCGTGCCACAACACAAAAGGAACGCAAAGGCAGGCCCGGCGTTGGTATTGACGCACGCAACGTGCATTGGTGGTTTTTGGGCACAGATACTCGATACACGGGCACCAAACGCAAGCGAGTCGGTGGCAGGCGTGGCCGACGCGGATGGAAGGGTAAGGCGACCCGCATTGATACGGGCAAAATGAAAGCCAATCGCGGCTTCATGCCTGCTCAATCACAACCCATCGATGTGATCGTTTCTCGTGCAGCAGGCGGCATGAAAACCATTATTCGCACATGGGTGGCTGTCGGCATCAAACGCGAGGCAGAGCGGGCAGCAAAAAAGGGGCGGCGCAAATGATTGGCGGCATTTTGAATTTACTGGTAAACACGTCGGCTATTTCTGCGATCGTCGGTGCTCGCATTTACATCAACAAGGCACCGCAGCGGGCGGCTGTGCCCTATTTGATTCTCAGCCAGTTGAGCAGCGAAGAGTATTTGTCACTTGA